GGATGGCGCGTCTTCAATCAACCATCAAGGACAGCAATGAACATCGATCAAATGACCTATGGCGAATTCAAGCAGATCGCTGCCATGTTTGCGGGCGCGTCGAAAGACAACCCGCACCCGTTCGTCGGCCAATACGTGATCGCCCGCTGCTACTCGGCGGGCGTGCACGCGGGCGAGGTCGTCAGCGCAGACGGCGAAAACGTCATCCTCAAGGACTCGCGCCGGCTCTGGTCATGGAAGGCGGCGGATGGCGTGGCCCTCTCCGGCGTTGCTCAGAACGGCTTGAAGTCTGGCAGCAAGTTGGATGTCGTCAATCCACTCATCGCGCTGTCTGGTGTATGCGAGTTAATCCCGACCGCGCCGGGGGTCAAGGAGTCGATCAATGTCTACAAGTAAGGTTTTCACGGACGGCTCCGGCTACGGCTCCGGCTACGGCTACGGCTACGGCTCCGGCTCCGGCGACGGCTACGGCTCCGGCTCCGGCGACGGCTACGGCTACGGCTACGGCGACGGCTCCGGCGACGGCTCCGGCTCCGGCGACGGCGACGGCTCCGGCTCCGGCGACGGCGACGGCTCCGGCTCCGGCTCCGGCTGATTCTCAATTCTGACGCGGAGTGTAGAGCGCACACTTCGCGTCGGTCGCCTGAACCAGCAGCTCGCGCTCCTCGCACATCCCGCGATCGGCATTGAACCCGGTGCAGTGGCCGCACGTGTCTTTCTGCGTGCGGATCTCGATCATCTGCACGACGTGCACAGGCAGGCCTGGCATGCCCATCTCTTCGGCTCGTGACATGCTTTCCGCCTTCTGCCCGTGCTCGGGGATGATGAATTGCGACGTGCCGTGTGAGCGCGACCAGGCGACGTCGCAGAGCAGGTTCGCGTACGAGAAGTGGGGATCGATGCCGATCTTCTTGACGACGCGCCGATACTTGTTCGTGCCGTCCTCGTCGTCACGCTCAGCCACGAGGGCGGTCTTGGTGAAGTGGTGGAAACAGCGCGGCAGGATCTCGACGATCTTCTCCTGGCCCTTTTCCTTGACGACTTGCGTGAGTGCCTTGCGGTCGGGGAACACGCATAGCGGCACCTTGGCGGTGAACTTCGCCATCGACGTGTCCATGCACTTGTACTGGTCGATACGCACAGTGAAGCGGTCGCGCTCTTCCTCGTCGGTGCGCCGCTCGCTGACGTCCAGGCGCGGAGCGTCGCCCCAGTGCAGCATCCCCTCCTTGAGCGAGCCGAAGCTATCGCAGATGAACACCTTGCCCTTGTGGCGATTCGCGAAGCGCTTGGCGTCGTTGTAGTTCGGGTTGATTTCGACCACGCACACGGCCACGCCATACAGGTTCATGAGCTCGCTCGATCGCATGAACGGGTCGGCGTCGTAGGTCTCTTCGACGTGGATCACGGCCTGGCGGCCATCGGGCAGGCGCTCCTTGATCACATGGACGTTGAAATTGCCCATCTGGTCGATGCCCATGTAGGTGTTGCGGGCCCGGGTCTTCCAGACGACGCCAGCGGCGATCCCGGCGTCCTCGCAGGCCTTCAGATGCGCCAGGGTGACGGGCACCTGCGACGGATCGAGGTAGGGCTTGCCAAGCTTGCGGTTGTAGAAGTTTTTCATGTCCTCGGCCGACCCGTAGGCGTCGAGGATTTCGCCGGCCGCGATCGTGGGCGAGAGCATCTGGGGGAAGTGGATCGAGCGGATGCGCAGCGGGCGCTGGGCGCGCGGGATCGTCGGATCGATGGGGGCGTCGGCGTCGGGGTTCTCGGCGATCCAGCGGCCGTTCTGGGTGTCGTCGATCCAGTGGCCCTGCGTACACACGTAGCGATGGAAGCGGCGCTCGGCGTCCCACCGGATGCAGTTCGGGAAGTTGTTGTCCAGGGGCGCGGACTCGCCGCAGGTCGGGCAGACGGTGTTGAAGCGGTGCTGCGAGCCCTTGCGGTACCAGAGGTCGATGTCGGCCTCGGGCCAGTTGGCTGTCGAGCCCATGAGCATGAAGCGGATCTGGGAAGCCGACAGGCGCTCGCCGGTCTTTTCGATCTGCTCGTTGGTCATGTTCTGCACTTCGTCGAAGCAGACCACGTCCATCGGGATGGACTCCGTCGTCGAGCGGCCCGACGTCCAGGAGAAGATGTAGAGCGCCTTGTCGATGCGCCGGCGGTTGACGTTGCCCTCGCCGGTCTTGCGGCCGGTTCCGTCTGGGGCATCCTGGGTCATCAGCTTGTGCACGTCGGGCACGCTGCGCACCATGGGCATGAACCGCTCGGTCGACTTGACGCCGGCCAGGTTCATGTCGGGCAGGAACATGCCGATCGTGGCCGGGCCGAAGCGTAGGCCCAGGTAGATGGCCGCCAGTATCTCCATCACAGTGAAGCCGACCTGCGCGCATTTCATGATCACCAGAACGAGGCGGAAGGCGTCATCCTCGGTGTGGGGGATCTGGTCGTAGATCCAGGCCATGGCGGGCCGGTCGTCGAGTTTGAATGGTTTGCCGTCGACAAGTAACCCCTTGGGCGCTTTCGGAGTTGGCAGCGCGAGCCGCTCGCACCATTGCCGAAAGGTCATCCCATCGGGAATGGTGCGATGGCTTTCTTCGAGGTCGATTCCGGTGACGATCTTATATTGATCGAGGAATCGATTGAATCTCTCACCCAACGCAGGGGTGACGTTGGGAACCGGCTTGCGCGCCATTTAGAAATGACCTGAGGTCGTCAAACCATGGGTTCGATTCAATTCCTGCAAGCGCAGCATGATGCGGCCTTGCAATTGAGAATCCTCTTTGCCGATCTCTTCGAGTACCACTCGATACAGCCGCTCGATGGTGTCGAAGTTGTAAATCATGCCCTTGGCGGTCATGTAGGTTTCGAGAATCTGCAGGCGACGCTGGACGTTGCGATCCAGCATATTTGGATTCATCACCCGGATGGAGCCATCGGGCATGGTCTTGAGCGTCGAGTCGCGCAGCTTCATGCTGTCCTCGACGATCTGCTTGAACATCTCCAGGAAGTCGAAGGCAGAGTCGCCCGCCGCACCGAGCTGCTCGACGACGGCCGGGCTTGGCGCGCGCGGGAGGACGGCCCCGACCTCCTTCTGGACGCGCTCGACGATCTTGGCGGAGACCTCGGCGTGCTGGCCCTTGTAGGCCTCGGCGCCCAGGTGGCGCACTTCGATGATCCAGCGCGTCCAGGTTCCTTGCGGGACATCGGGGAATTTCAGGCGCACCGCGCTGAAGTCCTTCATCCCGAACTCCAGGGCGTGCAGGCGCATCGCCTTGATGGCTTCGGCTTTATCTTTGTGGGGGGCGTTGGCCATGAACGATTCGTGCGTCAGTGGTTAGAAATGCGAAATTTTCTTTCTTACTTTGGCCCAACCGGTTGCCAACCGGTTGCCAACCGATTCAAACCGGTTGCGAACCGGTTGGGACGTGGCGGGCATGGGCGGCAAGGAACTCCGAGATGTCCTCCGACCAGGCGCCGTAGCGGGTGACCTCGGAGTGGAAGGCTGTGAGGTCGTGCTCCACCAGGCCGAAGACGGGGTTGCCGTCTTGGTCGAAGCGGAGCTCACCCAGGCCGTTGCGCAGTTGCTTGATGTGACAGAGCTCGTGCCAGATGAGGGCTTCTTGCTGGGTGGTGGTGAGTGACTGCCAGATCTCGGCGTCGACGATGCCGAGGAAGTCGGGCATTTTGCCGAACCAGGTCGAGAGCATCTGGCCGAAGAGGTCGTTGAGGCGGCCTTGTACCTTGGGCTCGTGGACAGAGGCCATGACGCGGCGACCGCCTTTGTGGACGGGGTTGGACTTCATGAGCCACTCGATGTGGATCTCGTTGTCCTTGATGTGCTCATGCTCCTGGGCGGTGGAGAGGAGTTGCGCAACGATGGCGGGGTTGAGCATGCGAGGGCGCGTCTGGGGTAGCCAGTAAGTGAGCGCTATCTCATCGTCGTCCATGGCGCTGGTGCTGGAGGGGTGCATGGAGCGGACGAGCTCGGCACTTTCATCGTCATATTTGGTCATCATCGGCTTCCAGAATGGGGGCGGTGGAGGGGGTCAACGCGATACCAGCGCCGACGTGCACGGCGACGATCTCGCTGGGCATTTCGGGGCTGATGCGTGGATTTGGGATGCAACGCAGGCCGGCGTTGACGCCGAGGGGGTTGCGGGTGCTGGTTCGGGTGCGCAGGCCGCACATGCAGAGGACGGAGTCGGCAGCGCCGTCCTGGGTGAGGCCGCAGTTGGAGCAGCGGTAGGAGGCGGCGCCTGGCGGGCCACAGCGAAGGACGCGGCCGAAGCAGACGCGGCAGATGTGGGGGCGGATGGCCCATTCGTTGTCGGGCAGGGTGCCGAGGGGTTGCATGGTCGGGAGGGATGTGGCCATGCGGGGCCTCAGAACAGCGATAGCTGCGTTTGCGCGGCCATGCCAAGGGTACGGCCGCGGCTGATGAACGACGGGCCCTTCAAAAGGCCGATTCCTTGGAACGCGAAGGTCACGGGCTGGTTGCAGTCGCGCAGAGCCGCGATGACGAGCTCGGTGGTGTCGACGGTGAGGTCGCGCTCGAAGACGCGGGCCATGAGGCCTTCGTAGACCCGGATGGAGCGGCGGGTGAGGCCGGCAGTGCGCTCGGGCACCTTGCCTTTGGCGTTGCGGCCGACGCGGTGTTCGCGTTCACGGTTGTAGCAGGAGATGCAGAGCCAGCCGTTGACGAGGCGGCCGGTGGCCTCGTGGTGGCGGGAGCAGGTGGTGGCGGAGACGGCGGTGGGGGCGATGGTTGCGGCGGCGGTGGCGCTGGTGTGGTTCGCGCCGATCGAGCAGTCCTTGCAGCGCCATAGGCTTTCTGCATGGGGTTGGTGGGCGCGCCGCCAGTTTGTGGCGCAGGAGGCGGTGCTGAGGGTGGCCTTGAGGCGCTCGCAGGAGAAGAACCGCAGGGAGGCCGGAGCGCCCTCGAAGGCGAGGTAGGTCACCGCCTGAGAGGAGAGATCGTGCTGAATCTGCGGGGGCTGCGTCATGAGGGTGCAGTATATGCCGCAAATTTGGGTACGGGCAACTTTCGTGAGCCGGAGCGGGTGTTAACCATGTTTGGTAGTGAATGCACATTTCAGGCCGGCCACTCCGTAACCGTTGG